CGCCGCCGCGGGGTTTCTGGTAACGCCTTTCAGCAGGGCCAGGTTGTCCAAAAAGTCCGAATAGCTGTATTTCAAAAGGCTTTGCTTGCCCGCTCGGTCTATGTATTGGAACCCCTGGTAAATCTGTGCCGCCGCCGAATATAAGATCATCCGGTGGACGCTGGAGCGGTCCAGGCTCACGTCCTGGCCGGTGGCGCTGGTCATATAAGCCTCGAAGTCCGCCACCATTTGGCTTTTCATGTCGTCAATGGTGGCGTTGTCAATGAAAGAAATGTCCGGGGCGCTTTGAATTGCAGATAGGTCAGGCACTGGTGATCACCACCTTTGGTTTTAATTGCCCACCCTCGGCGCGGCTCCAGGTGATTTCCTGAACGCGCACGGTGGGGATAAATTGGGCCACTTTTTTGGTGACCTCCGCCGTGTAAAGGCTTTTAGCGATTTCCGGCGGGCTGTCCACAAAATCCATGTTCAGGCCAAACTCCCGATCCAGCGGCATGGTGCCCTCCCGTGTGGACAGGAGGAGGGCCAGCTGCCGGTCCAGTTCCGCCAGCCAATCCCCCGAAAAGGTATAGGCCAGCTGAAAGTCAAATAAAGCGGTTTCGTTCATGTGTATTCCTCCAGGGCAATGGTCACGGTGGCCTTTGCCAGTTCGCCGCGGCTGTAAACCTTGTCCCATGTCTCACTGGATCCGGTCAGGCGAAACGGGTTTTTGCCCACGGGTTTGGTTCCAATCACCAGATATTCCGCCGTGCCGCTCTCCACCATGGCCTCCACCGTCTCCAGCACGGCCCTGGGCTTGACCCCCAGGGCGGCGGACAGGGTAATGGGCAGGGAAATGGTCTGATTGCCAGGCCCCAAAAACTCCGGCTTTGGCTTCACGCCCAGTGCCTCATGGTTTGCCCAGCGCCCGGACACCTCCCGGCTCATGTTCTGAAACGTCATAACGGTGTCGTCGCTGACCTCGAAAATGATCTTTTTTCCCAGTGTTCCGATCATGCTATGGCCTCCTTACGTTGGCGGCGTCGTGCTGCCGCCTATGCTATCGGTGTGGGTGTGGTTGATCAGGGACTTTCCACCCGCCAACACGTCGCCGCTGGTGGCCACGCTGGCCGCCGTAATGGCTCCGGTAACGGCCAGATCTCCGGTGACGGAAAGATCCCCGTTTACCACTACGCTGCCCGCCTGAATAGTCAGTGTTCCGCCCTTGTAGCGGATCATGGCCTCCCCAGGTGTGCGGGCCAGATCTTTGCGATACAGACCCGCCGCGCCCTCCGGTGGTTTGTTCTTGGCGCTCCAGGGGCGTCCCAGGACCACGCCAGCCTCCGAACCATTGGACAGGTGGAGGACCAGAACCTGATCCCCCACCTGCGGCATTTGGTATTCATTGGACAGCAGGGGGATCAGGGCGGTCACGTCGTCGTCTTTTTCGTGATAGACTACGCGCACCATGCCGGTGGAGTAGTCAACGGCGGAGATTTTCCCCAGTCTGGTTTCATTTGCCATGGTGCCCTCCTTAATCCTGTGTCAGTGCGTTGGCGGCGTTGATCAGCAGCCGGTCCAGCCACGCCACAGCGGTGTATTTCTTGGCCCAGTAGTCCGGGGAATTGATCACGCCTGTGTTGGTCAGCACCGCCAGCGCTGCGGTTACGGTGGTGACGCTGCTGCCTCCCAGGTTGACCTTGATCCGGGTGGCCATGTTTAGGATCAGCCCGCCCAGGCTGCCCACGTCCTTGTAGTGGGCCACCCAGTAGTCTGGGCTATCCATGACGCCCACCGCCGCCAGGCGCTGCGTTGCGTCCTTTATGACCTCCTCGGTCATAGCCTCCACCAGTGACATTTCCAGGTCCATGGTGTAACCGGATCCGCCAACATGGTGGGTGATGGTGTCAATAAAATATTTGCCGGACAGCTTACCCAGGCCCACCACCGTGACGCATTGGGAGGCCACCAGGGCCGCGTTTCCGGTGATGGTGGCGGTCAGTTTGGCGGTGCCGTGGTTTGCCTTGTTGATGGCTGCGGTGATCATTCGCTCCGCGTCGGCCTTGCTGTCTGCCTTGCCGGACTGTTTCAGGATTCTGGTGCCTGCTCCCACAGTGACCTTTATTTCCTCCTCGCTGGAGGGATCGGTGTAGGTGTATTCGCCGCCGGTATAGGTTCCCGTCAACGCCTTTGACCAGCTCCAGGTTTCTATGTCCCCCTCGGCGATCTTGGCCACCGGATCCTTTTTCTTGTACTTCTCCCGGTCATAGACCACGATTTTCTGGGCGTAGACCTTTGTGGCCAGTCCGTAGGTGTCGCACAGGCCCGCGAAAAAATCACAGTCTGTTTGTTCCGATTGCTCCACGGTTTTGATGGTGAACGTCTCGCCCTCCACGTCCCAGGCCAGGGTGATCCCGGCCCGCTTGGCAATCTCTTTTCCGATCTCTTGGATTGTGACATTTTCCCAGGTCTTGCTCCGCTCGGTTGCCCGGAAATTGCCGTCCGCCGGAACGGAGACGCCGGAAATGGTGCCAGTGACCGGCCAGCCCTGAAACTCGAAATTATCCAGGACGAAAAAACCGCAGGGCAGCGCCCGGTTGTCACCCTCCCGCTCCCAGTCGGTCACCCTAATGGTGGCGGTCAGCGTGTCGCCCACCATGGGCAGCCACGCCGTAGTCCATTGACGTCCCCGGTCTTGGATCGAAATGTCCAGGCTGTCGGCCTCTCCGCTGGCGGGGTCCGTGTAGGTTACCTCCACTTTTGTACCCACCATTTTGCTGGTGACTGCTGCGCCGTTCCACGTCAGATCTGCGTCTGCTTTGCGTGTTCTCATTCCTCGGTCCTCCAGATCGGTGCATTGCTGGCGGCGTCGTCCTCCGGCGGTTCCGGGGTTTGGAGGACAACGCCGGCGCCAAACACGAAAATGTCCAGCGCAGGGAAATTGTTCTGCATCAGCCAGCCGGTATATTTACTGTCGCCATATACCTGGGCAGCAATGGCGTCCCAGGCGTCCCCCTGCTTTGTGGTATAGGTTTTTTCCATGGCGTCGTCCTCCTTACGCTGGGCTGAAACTCTTGCGGCGCTCCTCGGCTTTCATCTGCTTATACAGGCGTTTGAACTCCGCGAAGCTGACCCGTCCGGCCTCTTGGGCCTCCTCTTTGGTGGTGTTTCCGTAGAAATTGAATACTGGGGCGAACATGACCGTTTCCCCGTCTCCGCCGCCGGCAGATCCGCCGCCCGTCGGTTTCGGTTTGGTCCATTCGTCCAGCAGCGCGGCCAGCTTGGACAGTGGCAGCACCGCCTCCGGCTCTCCACCCTCGCCAATTTCGGCCAGCGTGGGCGCCGTCGCAATGCCGCCGGTAGCCAGCGCCGGAATAGTGGGAATGTTGAACCCCAGTGTTTTCCCTCCAACGCCTGGCACCCAGTCCGGGATTGTCACGGATATGCTGTTGATTTTGGACAGCACCCAGTTAATGGCCGAAATAACCCCATTGATCGGGGCTTTTGCCAGGTTTACGATCATGCCAAACAGGTTCCCAAAAATATTGACAATGTTTTCCCATGCGCCGGACCAGTTGCCGGTAAACACGTTTTTTACAAAATCAATGATATTGGTGAAAATTGCCTTGACATTTTCAACGGCTGCGGAAATGCTTTGCCACCATCCGCTTATAAAGGCGGACAGCAGTGGGAAATTTGCCTGAAATGTGGCCACCAGGTTGGCAACCGCTCCAGAAACCCACGCCTTGATGTTTCCCCACACCTCGCTGATTTTTGTGCCCAGTTCGATGGCCTTTGCTTTGATAGTGTCCCAATTCTTATAAATCAGGATGCCCGCCGCCACGACGGCGGCTATAACTGCGGCTATAATCAAAAACTTTACATTCATAAGGCCCATGACGCCCTTTAACGCTCCGCCGCCCTTTGTGGCTGCGCCGAAAACGGTAGAAAGGCTTTTCACCGTATTTATGACGGTTAAGGCGGTTTGCAATGCTTTGAATGTCACCACCAGCGTGGTGATCCCAGCGGCCAGGGCCAAAACAAGTGTTTTGTGCTTTGCAATCCATTTTCCAACAGTGATTACAGCGGGGATCGCCTTGTTTACTATGAAATTGACCACGTTGGTGACGGCCTGCGCGATTGTCGGGGCCATTTCCTTTATTTTGGGTGCGATTTGGTCCATAGCATCGCCCATATAGTTGAAAATTTCCATAGCTGCCGGTTCGATTGCAACAGCCATTTGCTGCTTGAACAAAGCCCACTTTTCTGCAAAGTCGTATGTGTCCGTGGCGGCTCCGCTTATGGTTTCTCCGTTCTGTTGCAAGGACGCCGTTAGGTCGTCCACGTCCATGGCCCCGCTGCGGATAGCTGCCGACATGGTGGACGCCGCCCTGGAGCCAAATACTTCACTCGCTATTTGGGTGGCCTCCGTGGCTGTGCCTGCGTTTTTGATGGCCTCATAGTATTGCTTCATTCCGTCAGTTGCGGAAATGCCCTCTTTTGCCATTGTCGTGACCGATTTTTTCATGGCCCCCAAAACCTCGGTGACGTTCACGCCCTCTTTACTCAACTGGCCTATCAGGGTGGCGCTTTCCTCAAATCCATATCCCATTTCTTGCATTTGGGCACCATAGGTCTGCATATCCGTCATAAGATCGGTAAATCCCACGCCAGTAGATTGGCTGACCTTGAAAATGTAGTCCATTTCTCCGGCCATGTCCTGCTCTGCTATGTTCCATTGCTGAAATGCCTGGGAGGAATTTTGAATAACCCCGCTTAAATCGTCCCCCAGCATGTCACTGACTTGCAGCGCCTGGGTTGATAGGGTTTCCAGTGTGTCCCCGGTCACCCCCAGGCGCGTGTTGTAGTCAGCTATTGCCGTTCCAACGTCTGCCATTTCGGCAGGTACGGCGGAATATACCTCTTTGAAACTGCCTTTAAGGTCGTCCAGTGCGGCGCCGGTTGCTCCGGTTCCAATTCGGATCGCGTCATAGGCGCTATCAAACGAAGCGCCAACTTTATAGAGGCCCGTTCCAGCTGCAACAATACCGGTTCCCATGGC